TCCCTTTCTATTGACCAAAGTGGCGGATCAATGCCCACCAAGTGTATTGCGGCCCGAACAGGTCGAGCCACCCCAAAGCGAAGATGGTCATCACGACCATCCCCGCAATCTCTGAGCGCCAGTTCACGGCTTGCTCCATACCGCAGCCATTGTGGCCTGCGCTTCAACATGCGGCGACGGCGGGACGCTGCCCCACTTCTGGCCGGGCTTGCGATCTCGCCAGCAGTGGCCGTTCCTGATTTCGCGGCGGTGTGCGTCCCAAAGCTGGCGGGCCACGAAATTAGCGGCGCGCTCTTCGCCCATCGTCTTCAGGCATTTGCGAAACTGGCGAAGCGCCCAAGTGGTGTCCCACTGCTGCGGGCCTTCCTGAAGCGCGCGCTGCACGATCTGGGGCAGCATGTCATATGCCTCCATCTGCGTGTAACGCGGCTTATAGTTAATGCGGCGTTTGCGTGAATTTCCCATCATGTGTCTCCCTTCGATGGTTGGGGCGGGGCCGTTAGGCCGCTTCGCCGTTAGCGTTGAGCATCTCGAACAGGAACCACTTGCACTCAAGCAGGGTGGTGTGACGAGAGCCGCTGTATGTCTCTGTCCACGAGCCATCGTCGCAGCTTTTGTGGATGTAGATGGCGGTCACGTTGCCGTCGCCGTAGGCGTCCCACTTGTGGCCGACTACCTCGTACTCGCTTTCGAGGTTGGTGCGCTTGATCTTCAGCATCGGTGTCTCCCTGTCGATGTGTCTACCTGATGTCTATGTTGTAGCAAAACTATCATTGTGCTACAAGCACTTTATAGCGTTCTGATAACGATTTTTTTGAGAGGGTCAAGTGTCTGATATCGAACAACAATTACTGAGGCTGCGCGCCTCGACAAAACAAATGTTGCGCGAGGAACTCGAAATATCGCCGCAGCGTAGCCTCTCCGCGCTGGCGGATGAGTTGATCAGCGACGCAATCGAAGCACGGCGGGTTGAGCGTGACAGTAAACGGTAGGCAGAAGGGCGCAGCCGCAGAGCGCGAGATCGCCAAGCTGCTGCTGGATGAACTGGGGATTGCGTTCAAGCGTGACCTTGAGCAGTACCGCGCGGCTGAACACGGTGACTTGATTTGCGATGATCCCGACTTCCCGTTTTGCATCGAAGTCAAGCGTTACAAGGCCGGGTGTGCGGCGCAGCCGGCGTGGTGGGATCAGGCATGTGCCGCCGCACGGGCGTGCCAGAAGCTGCCGCTGCTCGTCTACAAGTACAACCACCAGCAGTGGAAGTGGCGCATGCCAGCAGAGGCGGTGGTGCGTGCGGGCATGCCGATTGAATACAAGGGCTGCCGCGACACAAGCGCGCTGGACTGGGGCTATGCGGTAGAGGTGGACACGCGGACTGCGATGATGCTGATCAGGGAGATGCTCGTCGATGCCTAAGTACGAGAGCCAACACGACCTGCAAAACGAGCGGCTGGTCTCCGACGCGCTTGAGAATATCGGCGTCGAGGTGTACAAGCTGCCGGTCCAGTACCGGCTCGACTGGCTGCTGCGGCGCGACGGTGAGGCGATTGGGTTCGCCGAAGTAAAGGCACGCAAGTGCGACATGAAGAAATACCCGACCGTGATGATCTCACTAAGTAAGGTGATCCACGCTCGGCTGCTTACCGAGGCAACGGGCTTGCCTTGTTATTTGATTTTGCTTTACCGTGACGGGCTCGCGCGACTGGATTTCGCGTCGGGGTTCACGGTAGGACCGGGCGGTAGGTCAGACAGAAACGATCCGAACGATCAGGATGTCTGCGCCTACTACCCACACGAGCGGCTGCAAGTAATCAGCCAAAACTACAACTGACGTTAGCGTTAAGGAGTTAAAAAGCTATGGCGTTAGGATTTAACCTTGAGACTAAAAGCAGCGGGGACATTCTCCCCATCGTGAAGTGGGACGCAAAGGCGGGCGACTTCATCAAACAGGACCGCTATCAGGCGGGAGATGGGACTTGGCAAAAAGATGAAGCGGAAATCGGGCTTCCCGTACAAGTCGGTATGGACTTGGAAAACATCGAAATCGGATGGCTCTCATTCGCCGCCGGTGCGCCTGACTTTCAAATGGTCAAGGCTGGCGAGCCACTCCCGGCCCGCCCCAGCGAAGACCACAAGCAAGCCTTCCGCGTCCGCATCGGATCGAATGACCTTGGCCTGCGCGAATTTTCGCATTCTGCGAAAACTGTTTTGCGTGCGATGGATGCTCTTTACAGTGAGTATGAGGCGCAGGCTCCGGCAAATCCGGGCAAGTTCCCTGTGGTGACAATCGCCGGGACCGAGCGGATCAAGATCAATTCGCCGCAGGGTGAGTTGACATTCAAGGTGCCGCAGTGGTCGATCACGTCGTGGATCGATCGCCCGGCAATGATGGACGGCAACGCCGCGCCACAAGAACCCGCAGCAGCACAGCCAGCGCCTATGGCGGTGTCGCAACCTCCGGCAGCCCAGCCAACGGGCAGCAACCTGTTCTGATGCGGTAGTCCCGGCGGTGGGAAGTCTCCCCCCGCCGCCGGGACGTTTAACACGGGAGGCGGCTGGGAGACACAGCAATGACAAATTTAGCAGCACACGCGGAAAGGATTGCCCGACATTATTGGGGCGAGCCGAACGCGAAGCTATCGCAGAAGGGCAGGACGCTACGCTGGGGAACCAACGGCAGCCGTGAGTTGGACCTTACCAAGGGCGGCGTCTTTTACGATTTCGAACTATGTATTGGTGGGGGGATCGTGGACCTCGTCAAGCAGTACGGCAAGCTGGGCATATCCGGCTCAGTCGCTGACGTGCTGGAGCGTGACTTCGGTATACAGAAGCAGGCGCAGAAGGCGCTCGAACCCAAGCAATATATACAGCGCATATACAGCTACTTCGACACGGACGGGGCCGAGGCGTATCAGGCGTGCCGCCTGTACCCGAAGTCTTTCAGGCTGCGTCAGCCCGACGGCAAGGGCGGTTACCTGTACAGCGTCAAGGACATTGAGCCGCTGCCGTATAACCTGCCAGCGATAATCCAGAACCCGGACGAGCCGGTGTTCATTGTCGAGGGAGAGAAGTGCGCCGACGCACTGATCGAGGCCGGCGGGCTGGTCGCCACCACAAACCACGGCGGGTCCGGCAAGTGGTTGGACACGCACTCGGCGCACTTGGTGGGACGCAGCGTGATCGTGCTGCCCGACAATGATCAGGCGGGTCGAACCCACGCCGACAAGGTGATCGCAAGCCTCTGGGGTAAGGCGGAGCGCATCAAGCGCATCGACCTGCCGGGGCTGCAAGAGAAGGGCGACGTGGCGGACTTTCTGAGCGAGCGCACGCTGGACGAACTGATGGACATAGTGCGGCAAGCGCCAGTGGTGACGGCGCAGCCGGAGGCAGGCGATGAGGTGCCAGCGGTGGAAGATGGCGCGGTTGAGCCGTACCAGACGATGCGCCGGGGCGCGGTGTTCGCGATGCCTCCGGTCGAGTTTCTGGTGGATGGGCTGCTCACCGACACAGGCTTTGCGATGATGTACGGTGCGCCCGGCACGGGTAAGTCGTTCCTCGCTATCGACATAGCGCTGTCGGTCGCGCACGGCATGCCGTGGCAGGGGCAGGAGGTTAAGCCCGGAGCCGTACTTTATATAGCGGGCGAAGGTATTGGGGGCTTCGCAAAGCGCTGGAAGGCGTGGGAGAAGTATCACGGCACCAAGGATGAACCGGATATGTATCTGCTGCCAACGGCTGTGAATTTTCGTGAACCCGAAGATATCGCGCGCCTCGTCGCTACGATTGAGGGCATCGGGCAGAGGTTCGCGCTCGTTATCGTCGACACGGTGGCGCGCGCCATTGCGGGTGCTGAGGAGAACAGCAGCACAGATATGGGGCTGTTCGTCGCCGCGTGTGACGAAATAAAGGCGCTGACGGGCGGGGCGCTGCTGGCGGTGCATCACGCGGGGAAATCGGCTGACCGTGGCGCGCGCGGATCGTCGGCCCTTCTCGGCGGAGTGGATACATCCCTCATGATAGGCAAGAGCGAGGACATCGTCACGCTGCGCGTCGAGAAGCAGAAAGACGCGGAGCCGATGGACGAGATCAATCTGATCATGCAGACGGTGCCTGCGTCGATCTCCGAGACGTCCGTCGTGCTGGAGCGCACAGAAGAGCCAGCGCCTCGGCGGCAGAAAGCGGCAGGGTGGAGGGACAACCCGCAGGCTTATCACGCATTCCAAGCGCTGCAAAACCTGCTCATTGATAAGGGCGTGACGCGCATTCATGTGACCGAATGGCACGAGGCTCACACGCAAAAAGAACCCGATTTGAGCAAGCAACAGAGGCAAAGAGCGCGTCAAATGCTGCTCGACGCAGGTCCCGTGGTGTGTGACAAGAAGATTGTGTGGATTAACAAAGAGTTAACTTAACTGGTCACAAGGTCCGGGGACCGGTCACACGGTCTGGGGACTGGTCCGTCCGTCCCCACACCCTTAGGGGTGGGGACCGGGACCGTGACCGTGACCGGACCAGAAGGGAGATGAGAGATGGCGACAAGAAAGAGAGTACCTAAGAGCAAGACGTCACGGGAGTGGCGGTTCTATCCGAGCGAGCGAGACGCTGATAAGTGTCAGGCTGCGCTTGCGACGTATGATGCGGCGGTGAGGGCGCGCGAAGTGCATTGGGGCATCGACCGACTGCCGTTGCTGGTTGAGGCGGAATTGCGGGATCGGTTCTGGGCGCAGATGGATGTGCTTAACCGCGCGATTGAAAAAGGCAGCGGCGTCGAGGTTGAGGATGCGGTCGCCAGCACGATACGCGGCGTCGAGGCTCTGGAGCGTCGGGCGATAGAGTTGGGGGCCGAACCCGTCAGCGGTGAGGTGTGGGAGGAGACGACGCCGTCGGGCGCTGTCATTGCGGTGTGCCGGGACAAGGCGGAGATCGCGAAGATTAGAGACAGCGGCAGGGTCGACCGGGTCTATGCGATGAGCGAGGTTGCAGCAATCGTGGAGGCGTTTGAGGACGGCAAGGCGGGTGAGGTGACGAAAAAGGTGAAGTCGCTGTTCGAGGGTGCTACAATCGAGAGCATCAAACCGAAGACGCCAGCGCAGGTTGTGGCGTCTCTAGATGATGAGATACCATTCTAATGACGGTAAAGGATTTGAACATAATTTACACAGACCAAGAGTACCAACTGCTCGGCGGTCATGCGTGGATCGATGTGCATACGCTCACGGTTCACATCATGCGTGTGAAAGATGGCGTGCGTGTCGAGGTGTATCCCGCAGCGCACGATGGTGTCAGCGAACCGCTGGCGGAGTGTCGGGCCAAGTGGGAAGAGCCTGCGCCCGAAAGCAGTACAAAGGTGGTGAGGCGGTATGTTAGATAAGGGCGACGGACTATTCGCGAAGTGGCTGGCACAGGGCTGCTGCCCAAAGTGCCAGTCGGATACGTTGGTTAAACACACAGGCGGCTCGCAGTGCAGGTGCTGCGGCCTTGTGATAGGGAGAAGTGAGGATGGACAAGTTAGACGCACTGGACGCGGCTATACACGCCGTGGAGGCTCGTGGCGAGAATTATGGAAGCGTGCGGGAGAACCACGAGCGGATAGCGGCGCTGTGGTCGGTTGTGTTCGATCAGCGGGTTACGCCGGAGCAGGTTGTGCTTGCAATGACGTGCCTGAAGGTAGCACGCCTGATGGAGACGCCTTCGCATGAAGATAGCTGGGTCGATATATGCGGATACGGCGCATGCGGAGCGGAGATAGCAACAGATGGCTGATGTCGTGGACCTTGAGGCGCAGGAGCGTGACTATGTGCGCTTCTTCCGCAATTACGTCGACTGTGACTGGTGCGGTATGCAGACGCGCGGCAGGGTGTACGAAGAGACGCAGACGATAGTGTGCAGCGCCTGTCGCAAGCCGCTGTTGGAAATAGACGAGGATGTCAGCTATGTGCTGACGCTGGAGGACGAGTGATGGCATATCCTAAGACGCCAGAGAAGCTGTTCGATATTTTTCTGGAGCGGGTCACAGAAGGACGTGCCGGTATCAATGTCTGCAAGGACGATGACATGCCGGGCTGGACGACAGTGTGGCG